CATTTCTTTTTGGCCGGGTATTCTTCTGTAAGTATCAGGTCCAAGAAATACTATCTTGGGCAAGTTTCCTCACCTCAAGATACTATTGCCATAAAGCCAGTTGAACCAGTTAGATTTCCTTCACAAGCAAAGGTAATGACACCTGTACCAAGTCCAGCGTCTACTGAACAAGATGTTGATGCTACACCTGAGCCACCGACGACGATTGCGTGAACTGTGTCACCATCTCCGCCAACTGTAAATTCATTGTTGTCTTGTACCAAAGTACAAGTTCCTACAACTAATTTAAGTCCACGACCTGCTGTGTTGGTTGTGTCCGTATTAGTTGGTAGGAATGGGTTCAGAGTGCCCGGATAATTACCCGATGCGCCACCTGCTCCATCTAACCATCTTGTTCCATCAACCAATGCACCTGCATAAAGGTCTAATTCAAAGTCTACGGTCATTACGCCCGCTGAGCCTGTTGTTCGTTCAAATATTACTGCCATAATTTTTCATCTCCTATTATTTTTTTCTCCATTAATCCTCATTGAAGGTCACGAATTGAACCTTGTCCTCCAAAGAAAGTTGTCCATACTTCACCCATTGTTCGGTAAAGTCCCTCTTGACCGAGGCGGTTAATAGCGAATGGGTCTCCAGTTTCAATTCCAGATTCAAAGTATTGTGTAGGCTTTGCTGTACTGTAGTATAAGTAGTCAGTATCTAGCATGTAAACTCTGCTGATACCGTCTGCTGTTACATCCTTAGATGGGATAATTGGTACACCATTGTAGGTAGCAACGATAAACCCTGCTTCCATACCCGGTACACCTTTAACACCGTTGTAAGTTGGTACAACACGCTTCTCTTCCATGAATCTTTGTTGACTCTGTAGAAGTTGTTGAAGTCTCATCAAAGTATCATATCCAGTTAGCATAACCTTTGGATTGCCACCACGAACCCATATTTTTCTAAACATTTCATCGAAGTGGTCTAGGCTTAGGGTTCTGTTGGTTCCCTTTGTACCAGAAGTACTTACTTCTGCTCTAGCCCAGCCTGTGGTTCCTCTGTCGTCAAGTCCATCAATTGAATAGATGTCCGCATCTGCTGCTTGACCATAATCTCCACCTGCTGCACCCATGTCCATTGTGTCAGCAACATTTCCAGATGCTGTGCATGAACCAGTAGTAACACGGTCAAGTGATTCGATGTTGTTACCTGCTGGTGTGTCGACATCAGTTAGTAGCATACCGTTAATCATCTCTGCGTGGTGCTTACCCATTTCTTCTTTCAATACTGAGCGAATGTCGCCAAGTCCGTCATCCTTGTCGTTAAGGAAGATTGCTGTCTCAGACATATCGAATGAGTGAGCAACGGTCTTTGGCTTTGCTGCAACATTTTGGAAAGTTGGTTTTTGTGTATCAGGTAGAGTACCGTTCTCTGCTATTCCACCGCTTACAGTAGCAGATGGTTTAGAAGTTACTACTCTCCATCCACTTCTGTCCCAAGGTTTCTTAGGTAGGATAGAGAATGCGTTGAACTCTTGGTTCAATTGACTCCATACTTTTCTACCGTATATTGCTTGGTATGTTCCTGCTGTAGTGGAAAGCATAGGTGCATCTGCCTTTAGTAGTTCAGAACCACTGTAGGAATATCCCATACTTTGCCCAGCGCCATAATAATAACGCTCCATATCATTTACTGTTCTCATATAATTTCTTGCCATATATATTCCTCCTTATCTAGTTCCAGACGCTCCCTGCTAATCTGTGTACATCATCCCAACTCATTGAGTTAAGTTCCTCGGCTGATGGTATTTCAACTCTGGACATGTCACTACTCTTACGAATTGTTGCTTCTGGAGTAGCAGTGGAGATGTTGTCTATTCTTGAACTCAAGTCAGATAGAGCCTTTTCGATGTTAGCAAGAGGTGTCCTTGCATCAAAGGATGCTGCCTCTCTTGCTTGTGCTTCGTGATTAAGTTCTTTTGAAAGTCTGTCAGAAAAGACACCGTTTAGGTTGTTCTTGAATTGTTCTTCAAGAGCCGCAGCCTTGTAAACTTCGTATGCAGCCTCTACATCAGTAGCAGAAACATTACTTGGGTGCAAGTAGCCTTTTGCTACTTTACCACTGTTTACTTTTCCAACTGCACCAGTTGATGGGTTACCGCCTTCTTGGGCACGACCCTTAACTTGTCCAGCGAAGTAGTCAGCACCGTCACCAATTGCTTCTGGTGTGCTACCAAGGTTAGCCTTAGCGACATTATCAAAGTGGTTTCTTGCACCGCCGATGTCAACACCTTGTCCTTTCAAGGTGCTTTCCATCCAGTTCAAGTAATCGCTTGAAATGACATCAGAGTATTCGCCTTTTTCCATGTTTTCATGTCCATACGCTTTTTTATCTTCGTCTTTGTCAGCCATATCTTTCGCCTCATCTTTTTCTTCGTCGTTCTTTTCGTCATCAGGTTTCTTTTCCATGAACGGAGGCAGGTCGCCCTTTTCCATAGAATCTAATCTATTGTTCAATCTGTCCAATACGCCTGATAATTCGCTCATTGCATCGTTTTCATTTGTCATACTATTATCCTCCTTCAATATACGGAATGTCGCCTCCGGGTTAATACCTTTTTCACAAATAGTAACCTCATGCAGTTCCAGTTTGGAGATTTCTGTATAGTCTCCATGTTTATCATCGGACTTATTCATTCTTTTGAATGCCTGTCCTCCAATACTGAAACCTCTAAGGGCACCTTTGCGAATTTCATTGGCAACTTCTCTTGCCTTTTCTATGTCATCTCGTAGTTTAATGACTACGAACATACCAGCGTCATCGACACCGGATTTCCAAACTCTTCCATCAGAATCCTCATATTGAGGAATGACACTTCCTACCTGTATGTTAGAGTGTGCTAATTGCACATTGCGAAAATCTTGTGCCTTCATAAAGTCACCGAATGCGTTTTTCAAAGCACTGCGAGTAATCAAGTCACCTTGCTTGTCTACCATCTCAACAGATGCATATCCAGCAATAACTAAATCATTGTCAGCCTTAATGATATTGATGTCACCAAAATGCGAAACCGGAGAGGTTCTCAGCAAAGAAGAGGCTGTCATTGCTTCTATAGACACTGCTCATACTATATAACTAAGTACGGAATACAGCAGAGTCCTCTGTTATTTCTAAAACCCCTTCTTTTGTAGGCACAGTCATGCGTTTAGGAGTCTTTTCTTTTCCAGTGCTTGTGTCTATAGAGTAATCTTCTTCCATGTCTCGTACATCATAATCAGGCATAGTTTTTGAATCATGTAGATTTGTCGGACCAGTAGGAGATTCTATAGGAGTAGCGTAACCAATCCCAAGCCCCATAGCACCTGTGCTCGACTGACCTACAGCCCCAACACCGCTTTTGAGTAACTTCTCTAACAAATTCATCCCTTTTACTAAGACTTTCTTTTTGTTTTCTTCATCCCACCATTCAGTATCTTTAATTTTTTTAGGCTCTATCAAAGGTTCTGCTTCCCCTTCGGATTCGTTAATCGCTTCCTTTTCTGTAATCTCAACACCCGCTTTTAGTAAAGCACCTGCTACTGGTGCCCAGTAAGGTCTTTGACTTTCAGACATACGGATGAGATAACTACTAGATGCTAAAGGACTGTGGACTGTCCAATTAGTACTTGATTGTGTACACTTGTAAACTACATCTCCTTGTGGCATACTAATTCTGACACCACTACCTACTCTATAGACTTCGCATAGCCATTGTGAATTTTCAGACTTTGTTAATAATGAAAGAGTTTCTTGACTAACTAGTCCTTCGCCTTCGGCTTCTTCTTGAATATCAGTACCGCTTACTGTATACAGTTTGTTACCATCAGCCGTTTCTGATTCGGCTACATTAGAAACATTAACCTTCACATGGTCACCTTCGTTATACTTTTCAGGACTATCAAAGGCAGCGCCCAAATCCATATACATTTCACCATCAGATTCTACAGCCCTGCTTCCCAAGTCATCGTCTTGTGTAATCGGACCTGTGCCCAGTCTGTAAGTATAAGGTCCATTTCCTCTACGCTCCAATACTCTGACTACTACATCACTACCCGGACTTAGCAAAACCCATTTAGGATGGCGCATTTCTCCTACCATGTAAGTAGACTTTGCATCTCTAAGTAGTAATCTATCATGCTCTTTTTGTAAATTCTCAACAGTTAACTCAAGACCAGCATCATCAGTGAGTCGAGTATCACTAGCACTAGGAACATGTATGTTCTCAACACCTTCCATGCCTCCTCTAAGTACTTTGATGCGGTCACTAAGAATTACATCATATACTTCTTTATCATCGAACTTTATAACATCGAATATGTAATAACCGTCTTCTATCTTAATTACATCTAAATGATAATCTTCATCAGTAACTTTCTTAAAATTTTCTTTATCTTCATCTGATAATGTAAAGTTAGTAGAAGATACTTCGTCATCTTCTTTCTTAACAAATCCTCTTTCGCCTTCTGGCATAACAGAAACAATCCAATCTCCTGTAAATCCTCTTAAATGCTCAAGGTCACCTATCTCAAAGATTCTGTGCATAGGTTGTAACAGAGGAACAGATTTACCTAACTCCTTTCTAATTATATCTGGATTAGTCAAAGTCGCTAAGTTAAATTCAGATTTACCAAATGTATTATCTTCATTCCTACCGTGTTTAAATTGAGCAGGTTGATGCTCTGCTGTGTTGTATTGTCGCCAATCGACTCCATTCAATACATCTTGCATTCCCAAAGCACCCCAAAATTTACGAGTCGGCTGAGTCAGCCTCATACGCTTAGGTTCAGAGAAGGGCATTATTTCTATCTTCCCATCCCTACCTATGTGATAATCAAATGTAACAGGTACATTCCAACCGAACTCGTGCATATATCCTGATGAGTTATGCAAGGAATAAGGAGTCGCCTTTGCATCAGGTCCGAATGGTTCGATAGGTTGTAAATCAAATTGATGCGCAAAAGTAGGTAAAGAAGCAGGGGCACTAGTTGGCTCTATAGCGGGGTCACTATAAATCAAAGAATCAAAAACATGCTGATGCCTATAAGATTTATCTCTTTGTCTTTTTCGCTTAGCACTCACGCCCACTTCTTTTTTTCCTTTAAAATGAAAAACTTTTTGCATTTCATTTCTTAAATCAATATATTTTTGCTTTATTGCCGAAGAAATATCCCCTCTTACTCCTCTGCTTTCATTGTGGTCTGTGCGCTTTTGTAATCCTTCTAACTGTGATTTAAACTCATCGTGCGCCCTTTCATCTGGAGTTACAGAAGCATGTATACCTAATCCTAGAATGTCATTTCTATCACCTATTCCATGCTTTACATTTCTACCCATACCTGTATCGTGAGGGAATAACGCCGTTTCTATATTATTATAAGCAATGGTAATTTTTTTGTTTTCACCCTGAGCAAAGCCTCTAGGCTGTCTCATTAAATTAAAATGATGATTTAAATCTATATCAGATAATTCAGGAAAATGAGATTTAGCCCAATTACCTACTGATTGAATAGGTACAGGGAAATCATCTAACCCTGCATTCATTGCCTTCTGCCAAGAAGGTAAAACAACTGAATCGTAAAAGTGACTAAGCGTTTCTTTAGTGTGAAAATCATCATAATTCATACCAAGTTTATCAGCGACTTGTGATAGGTAATTGTCAAGATTACCACCTGTTTTACCAAAGTCCTTTAAGTTAAAAGTTACATCACTATTATGTGCAAAGTCTTTTGCTGACTCTGCAAGAGGATTAGACCTACTAAGGTCATGTTCATTAACACCTTGATTAGGAGAAAGGGTATGAATATTATGCACTTCGTGAGGAGCAGTGTGTAAAAAGTCATTCATCATACGAGCAAATTGTCTTATATTACCTTCTAATACATCGGGTGGTAAACTTCTGTCAAATAACTGAGGAAATTGAGGTGCCCACATTCCCGCTGCCTGAGCAAGTGCATTATCATCTGACACTAACTTTTCGTTCCTAGATTTAATTGACAATGGTACATTTCCACCGTAAGGATTGGCTTCTACCTGTGCGTAACCTCTCTCCATCTTTTCATCAAGTTCTGCTAATTTATCTTCTTGTTGAAACAAAAGGTTTTCCATTTCTTCTTTTGTAAACTTTTCAACTTCCCCATTTATAGTAAATTCTACTTTACCATCAGGCGAAGCAGTTGACAATGCACTTTCCAATCTGTCAATAAGGTTCTCTAAGGCTTCATTTTCCTGAGTATGCTTAGCCCTTAACTCCCTAGACATTTTCGTATCGACCATACCATCTTGAGAATCCAATGGTAAAGTAAGTGGTAAAAATGCCCTTTCTCCTCCAGCCAAAGGATGCTGACCTTTACGACCCCCTATATCAATTGGGGAGCCGGGTGGACCATGTAAATGTAAATCATGTGCTATAGAATAAGCATCACGACCTGCTATCTGTAATTGTCTTCTAGGGTCGTGTATTCCACCTTTATGAGAAAATCGATTATAAGTTTCTAAACCACCTGATATATTTCCTTGTAATTTACCTCTTATTTTTAAAGCCCTTGTACTTTCTCTTGCGAACATCTCCTCTTCGTGTTCTCTCGTTAACTGATTAGAATAAGCAGGTGCTACTGTTTGAGAGTGCCTTTCTACATGTGTATTTCCTTCAGAGGCAACTCCTGATTTCATTCTGTTGGCTTGATTTGGTGATAAATTATTAATAGAATTTAAAGGACCTCCTCTGTCAACAAATTGTTCTTCGTCAAATTTACTTTCCATCAACTCAGCAGGTCTTGATGCAAACGGCGCTAAAAAAGATTTCATACTAAATTCTAAAAAGTCTCTGCCATCATCATCATCAGCAAATTCATCAGTCCTCGGCATAATTCTATTTCCTTGAGAGTCTTTTTTGAACCAAAGACTGTGCTCATGACCCTTTCTATCAGTAGTTATGTTTTCTGGATGGAACTTATCATGGTAAGGGTCATTACTAATTTCTTCTTCCAAATCACCAGTAGACCTTAATTGTTCAAAATCTAAATTCTGGTATATGTCATCACTTTCAGTAGCATCTTTTTTTGGTATCTGTGCACCAAAATGGTTCTTACCATACAGTATTGTAGCATTGTGAAGTTTATCAAACAAAAGGTTAGGGTGCTTATCCAATCCACCTTTTCCAAAAAACGGCCTATGCCAATAGGTCGACAAAGTATCATAAGATTGACCATCTTCTGTATACTGAGAGTCATGTGAATCTTTATCTTGAAATGTGTTGTAATGAATCCCTCCTTCATTCTTACCTATTCTTGCAGCGTATATTTCCTTTGTAAGTTCATGTCGCTTTCTTAAAATTTTATCTATTTCTTCTTGAGTAAATGGACTTTCATCTGGATGCCATTCGTCTCGATAAAGAGGATGTTGCCCTGCTTGGTGTAATTTATTATTTCTGTCTATACCTAGCATAACCTGCATGGTTTTAAAATCCATACCCAATACTTCTCCTTCTCTAAAATTACCACCGCTTCCTCCACCCATAGCCCTCTTTTCAGTAAATCTATGCCCACCTCTCAAAGGGTTGAATTGTAATGTACGCACTCCATCACTAGTCTCTAAGTAAGGTCTTTGACCAGTAGTTGTTTGTTTACTTCCTGTTTTCCTCTTCCAAAAATCAACTGCTCTTTGATAACCATTTGGAACAGCAGAAAACGCATTCATATTTTCTTGTATACCCGGCTCCCTTGACTTTGAAGGGGGGCGCTTACGCTGTGCAGCCACACCAAATCCGGGCATTTCTGATTTACCTATCCAATGATTGTAAACCGGAGCAAATCTTTGATGAAAATTACGAACTAGCCTACCTCTCCAATCACTTCCACCTTCTAATTTAAGCGGATTGTGCATCTGACTTATACCATTTTTACTAAGGTAATCGTAAACCTCGTGCCTTTGTTCAGGCTTTAGCCACTCTAAGCCTAGTAAGTAATCAGTGAATGTTAGGTTCTTAGCCCAACCTTGCTTAGCCTCATCCATATGCAATTTTCTCAATTCGTGATTAATTATAGTATCATCATATATACCCTGCTCATGCATATTTGCAGTAATCTGACTTACCTTAGAATCATTGCTATCTCGCCATTTTCCATAGTGCCTGTCGTAAATATCATGATTAGTCATATCAGCGTCAAGTTTATGATAATGAGCATGATTTACCACGAAATTACTAGAAGCATATTCATCATGTTCGCCAGAAGTATGCTTGTTGTCAAAGTGGTTTTCTTTAGGAGCATCTATTTGACTTTGACTATCTACCCCTGCTTCTTGAGGTAAATAAAAATCAGAGATTACATTTCCCATCTTACCATGTAAAGGGAACATATGTGAATTGAAATAATCTATATCGTGGTGAGAATCTGTATTAGGGTCACCGGGGTTCAATTGTATATTAGCACCAGTAAACGGCTGACCGGGCTGTGGCCTTTGAACTCTTGAAGTATCATAACTAGGGTCAGGTAATATACCATAACCTTCTCCTAAAGAATTACTTTGAAGAGAATCTATAAATTCATCTTGCTTGATAATAGAATCTACCATTTTGAAAAGGCTTTCATCTTCGGGGCTAAGTATGTAGCCATTCCTTTGTAAACTAAGTGCGTTAAAATAATACTCAGCACCAGCGTCTGCTTTACCTATGTTGTCATAGAGTGACTGAATAAAGATAGATTTACTTCTATCAAATATGTCTAAATGACCTTCTCGCATTCATACCACCAGTCGTTTAATTTACACGGCTGGATAGTTGGTCTATGGACTTCTTTAATTCTGACAGAGTAGGACCGTCGCCCCCTGCTGTGTTTTCAAGAGCACCAGTTGTACTAAATGCCGTTGGGTAATATGGGGATGTTCTAGTGAGCACATCGCTGTTTTCCATAGTAGCCCCTTTATTTTTTACATCTTCGACTTCGTTAGGAACATTGTTAGTATTGTAATAAGCATTAGGTACTCCAGACGGCTGTGCTTCAAATCGAGCATAGCCTTGAGTCGAACCTTCTTTTTGAGAATCATAACCCGGCTGAGACTTAGCCAATCTTTCTTCTAATTGCTTTGCTTCTTTTAGAAGAGTGTCCACTTTACTGTGCTTTGGTTCAAATCTTGGCCTCATATTTATCATTCCATTCCTATTTCGTTTCCAATTGCACCGGAAGACTTTGCTTGGTCAGCCAATGCATGTATATCTGACCAATCCATACTATGGAAGTCAGCATTTGTTTTTGGTATATCTATCTCTTGCCCATAGCCTCCTTTGAGCAATACATCATTTGAATCTCCTCTAAATGTATCAGGTAACACATCTTCTGGATGGCGGTTACCTGATGCAACAAAACCTGCTTTTCTTAACAAATTAGCAGGGTTCATAACTGTTCTTTTTAACTCAGCATTTTCTGCTTTGAGTATTTGTAGATTAGCATCTATACTTTCCATTTTACTTATGAGCGCACCCATAAGTTTTTCAGCAACATTTTCCCTCTCGTTACTCATTTTAATCAACCTCAAAGTGTGCGATTGTGCATTCTTCTATTGTTGACTGTACCGAATCGTGAGGTTCTAATTGTACCCGGCAAGACATTAGTAGTAGATTCGTGCACTGTCTGTATTTCTTGCATCTTCCTTACAGGAACTCCGCCAGCGTAAATATCATTAACGCCTGTTATATTTTCAGACTTTATTACTGCACTTTCTACATCAGCACTGAGATAGTCAGCGTATTTTACAATTTCATTAATATGATTGCGGGCAGAAAAGCCATCGTTATCGGTTAACGCCTTGTAAAATGCATCTATATGAGTACGCATTTTACGAGCCATAGGGTCAAGTTTCATCAGGTCCATGTCAATCCCATCACATACTTTACCTTTAACTTTACCTATGCTCCTCTAGGGTTCCTTGCATCTATTATGCTTTGTCCAGCCTGTTGGACTCCGCCCATTTGAGGTCCTCTTTGCTGTACGCTAGAGAACGGAGCACCTGCTCCCATGCTACTTCTGTTTTGAGGACTTGCAGGTCCACTTGGAGTTCGTATTCCCATCCCCTCTCCGCCGGGTTG